AAGCGACCTTTCAACGTTATTCAGCGTGAATGGCCCGATGCCGATATACCTGACCACATTGTTAAAAAGTTTGAGGATGATACAGGTTACAAGTTAAGGTTTATGGATGCCGAAGGTAACATTGTTACTGGAGATAAGGTAACTCCTGTAAGTTTAGCTGCACACTTTGGTCGTCAAGCAAGCGTTGCAGGTGAAAGTCTCTGGTTATCATCACATCTTAGCAGACTTGAAAAGTCTGGTGTAAATGTCAAAGAGGCAATAGAGATAGCAGCAGGTAAAACTAAACCTACAGAAGATCCAAAACGTTTACAATACTTATTGTCAGTATATAAAAGACTTATAACATCTCACCTATCTACAACTGGTGCAAACGTAAAAGGTTTTACACAGCTTGTATCTTTAAACAGCGTTGCAGATATTTTTACAGCGTCTGTAAACTTAGGTCAATCAGGTGCTGCAAAAATAATGGGTGACACAGCAGCTGCAGAAATGTTTTACAATAGGGCATATGGTTCTTTGTTTGGCGCACTTCGTCGTGGTGCTGATGTATTTTCTCCAGATATACCAATAGAATATGCAGATAAAATACTAGCACTTAATCCTGATCAGGCAGCTAGATTATTTAGAGATGTTGCTGGAGATGGTGGTGTTAGAGATGCCCTAACAGATTTTAATCTTGACCCCAATAATTTAATATACAAAGGTGTAGATGTAACAACTAAGGGCGCTCAAACATTAAGCATGGTTAGGTTACAAGACGACCTAACTAAGCGTTGGGCATTTGGTACAAATGTAAACCAAGCTATTATGAGAGCCTATGGTCAAACACCAGAACAATTTTTTAAACGATCTGATGCTGCACTTGAAATGGCTTCTGACAAATTTCAAAAAGAAGTATTTGATAAAGCTGTGTTTAGAACACTGCGAGAAACTGCATCTGTAAACTGGTCTAGTTTGCCAGGAAAAGAAAGCTTAGTATCTGCTAGAACATGGGCAAAAGGTTTTGAATTTTTTACAAACAGAACACCAGTAGGTTTTGTTGTACCTTTCGGTAGTTTTCTAAATACTACTGCAGCTACGATGGGTGACTTGATTGGTATCAATGCACTTAGATTTGGCATTAAAAAAGTAACTGGTAAAGAGTTAGACTTTGCAACTCGTGAAGGTGCTGAGTCCCTTGGTAGAATGGCAGCAGGTTGGTCTATAATAACTCTTGGTGTTTATGCCAAGGGTGGTGGTAAAGATAGAATAGAAAACAATCTTGCCTATAACCAAGACTTGCAAGATGATGGATCTATACAAGACAGACGTTATGATTGGCCTCTATCTACTATGAGATTGTTATCTCAAATAGCTGCTCATGGTATGGGTGACAGTAATAATATTACTGATATTAAATTTAATAACATACCATCAGATCTTTTGAAAGAGTTAGGAACACAAATAGGTGGTCAATCTGTAAGAGACTTAGATGAAGTTGGTCAGACAATGATCTATGCAAGTGAGGAACTTATAGAAGGTAATGCACAACCACTTATTGAAATGATGCAAGGCGCTGGTAGTCGTATAGTAAATGGTATGACAAGACCACTTGATCCAGTTAATCAGGTTGTAGGTATAGTAACTGATTCTAATATGAATCCAGATCTACGACAAGGTCCAGAGTTTCAAAATCAAATGCTTCGTTATGTAAATAATATTATTGGTGGTACAGAAGATGCACCTCGAAGATCTACACCTACAAGAGGTTCTCAATATATACCTGATATTGGTAAACAAATACTGGGTAACAGAACTTTACAAACCCCTAACCTTGTAGAAAAAATGATGAACGCTGCTGGTAAACCTTATTGGAAATCAATTCGTTTTGACGGGCCAGCAGAGATACGAAATAAAATGGATGGATTAGCTGCCCCATTCTTTGAAGCTGCTGCTATAGAGTATCTTAAAAAGAATCCAAACTACTTTGAGTTACCACAACAAGATAAAGAAAAAATATTAAATCAAATGGCAGTTGAGGTTAGAGCTAATGTACTAAGTACAATGGAAGCTGGTATGCCCCGAAGCATAAACGTACTTAGACTTCTAACAAACAAAAATAAAAAACAAGTTAAAAATGTTATGGACTTTTTAAATATAGAAGGCCCACTTGAAGATGTGTTGCAACAAGAGGACGCACTTCAAAAGTTACTAAAAATACAAGCGTTGGTAGATAACTACGATGATATATTTTATGGTGACTTAAACTTAGACTAAAAGAAAAGAGGTCTTACGACCCCTCCTCTAACATCTTATCTGCCCACTCATAAGCTTCTCTTCTTATGTCTTCAAACCTAACATAGCCTGTTTGATTAGCTAATAATCCTGCAAGAGCTTGACC